GTGATGTGCAGCGGTTTCCCGTGGACAAGACACGCTGCGATCTTGCGCCGTGCGCTTTCGTAAATCTCCTGCACGGTCGAGCGGGAAATGTCCATTTGCGCGGCACACTGCTCGTGGGTTTGCTGCTCCAGGTCAACCAGCCGCATGACCTCGTACTCGTCCAGCGTCAGCAGGATCGGCTCTCTATCCCCACATCCGTCGGGATAGAATGTATCGACTTGCGGCGCGCCACAAATCCGACGGCACCGTGGCGGTCTTGGCATAGACGCCTTCCTCCTTCTGTTTTCGGCATATACCGATTATACAGCATATTTAGAGAATTGTCAATAAGAAGTGAGCGTTTTACCGCCCTGGAATTTGAAGGTCATCCGTCCGTCGGCGTGGACGGTTATCGTGTCGATAATGGTGAGCCAGAGCTTTTCGTCAAACTCGGTGAGGGCATCCAATTCCTGCACCCCAAACATAAACGCTCCGATGGCTTCTGCCTGGGCTTCCCGTGCAGCTTTTGTAGTGCGGAGCTGTTCGAGCCGTGCCTTGGCTTTTTCATACCGCTCTACAAACCCATTGTACCGGGCGGCGTATTCTTCCTGGTTCTGTGCCATCTGTGAATTTTCCGCAATGCAACGCTTTGTCAGTTCGGTCACCACATCGATCTCCTCAAGCAGACTCTCGATTTCTGTATCAATGCCTGTACAGTCTGTCAGGGTGGCTTGCATCAATCGGCAATCCTCAAGGATGTTGTCTTTGCTTTCGATGATAGCGTTAAGGGCGGTCACGAACCGCGCTTTAATGGTTTCCTCGTCCAGATGCGGCGTTTTGCATTTGTGCTCACCCTTGAATTTGCCGTTGCATTGCCAGATGACCCTGCGGTATTTTGAGGTCGAGTTCCAGACTTTCGAGCCAAAGTAGGAGCCGCAGTCCCCGCAGACGATGCGGGAAGAAAAGATGCTCTTTCCGCTGTACTGGCGGCTGATCTGCTTGCGCCGCGCAAGCTCCGTCTGAACTTTGTCGAACTCTTCCGGCGTAATGATCGGCTCATGGCTGTGTTCCACATAATACTGCGGCACCTCGCCCTCATTGACCTTCCTCTTTTTTGTGAGGAAATCGACCGTGAAGCATTTCTGAAGGAGTGCAGCGCCCTTGTATTTCTCGTTTTGAAGGATGCTTTCCACTGTACTGGTCTGCCAGCGTTGTTTTCTCGATGGAGTCGGAATCCCATCTGCTGTCAGTTCCTTTGCAATGGACCCCGGCGTCAACCCCTCCATGAATCGAGTATAAATCCGGTGGACAACGATTGCCTCCTCCGGAACGACTTCTGGAAAACCGTCCGCTCCTTTGCGATAGCCGAGGAACTGCTTGTATGGGAGGTTGACCTTTCCATCGGCAAACCGTTTTCTCTGTCCCCAGGTAACATTCTCGGATATGGAGCGGCTTTCTTCCTGTGCCAAGCTCGACATGATGGTGAGCAGCAGTTCGCCCTTGCCGTCAAAGGTGTAGATGTTCTCTTTTTCGAAGTAGACTTCTACGCCTTTTTCTTTCAGTTTGCGGATGGTAACCAGGCTGTCGACCGTGTTTCGGGCGAAGCGGCTGACCGATTTTGTGACGATGAGGTCGATTTTGCCGGACATGGCATCGGCGATCATTTCATTGAAGCCGATGCGATGCTTGGTGTTCGTGCCGGAAATGCCCTCGTCCGTGTATACTTTTACAAACTCCCATTCGGGATTGCGTTTGATGTATTGCGTGTAATAATCCACCTGTGCCTCGTAGCTGGTGAACTGCTCATCGCTGTCTGTGGACACTCTTGCGTATCCTGCGACCCGCCGTTTTTGTACAGCCACCTTGGAAAGGTGCGTCAGCGGATTGATGGTCGGCGGAATGACTGTGACCGACCGCGCTGCTGTTCTGCTCATTTCTTTTTCCTCCTTGCCTGCAGTGCCCGCTGTCGTGCCTTTTCCTTCATTTCAGGCGTCCAGCTTTCTGCTCTGGAGCGATCTGTCCACCGTTTAACGATTTCAGAACCGTCGTCCATACAGAACACCACCATATTGTTTTTCTCTGCTCTGATTGCCGTTATTTTGCTTCTGACCATATCGGGGTCAAAGCTTACTGCGCCCAACACCTCGCAGGTGAGGACTTCGAGCGTTTCTTCTGGAATCCGCTTAGCGGCACATTCGGATTTTCCTTTTGTCTGGAATGTAGTGCAATTCCAGTAGTGTTTTTTGCGGTAAGTTACGCGCTTATATGTGTTGCCGCACAGTCCGCAGTGAATCAGCCCCGAAAAAACTGAACGAGTCGGTTTCTTGCGGTTGGCAGCCTGCTGCGCCAGCATTCTGAGCCGCTCCTGTGCCTTATCAAATGTTGCCTGGTCGATGATTGGCTCATGCGTTCCCTCGGCATAGTACATAGGAAGCTCTCCTCGGTTCGGCAACAGCTTCTTTTCAATATGATTGTTGCGGTATCGCTTTTGCAGGAGCGCATTTCCGAGGTACTTTTCATTGGATAAGGTATTCCGCATCCGCTCCGCACACCATGTGCCGCCGAGAACGCCTTTATGTCCTCTGGCATCAAGGTCACGGCAGATGGAACTCATGCTCTCGCCGCCGTTGAACCGTGCAAATATCTCTCGGACGATGGCAGCGTCCTTCTCATTCACCTGAATGCCGTCCGGCGTGATGTCATAGCCGAACAAAAAGCGGAGGTTGATGATTTCTCCGTTTTCAAAGGCTTTCCGGACACGCCATTTCTGATTTTCACTGGCTGACAAACTCTCTTCCTGTGCGTAGGACGCCAGGATGGTCATCATCAGCTCACCGTCCGTACTCATGGTGTGGATGTGCTGCTCTTCAAAGAACACATCTACGCCCAGGCTTTTCAGCTCTCGGACAGTCTGAAGAAGCGTCACCGTATTTCTGGCGAAACGGGATATGCTCTTCGTAATAACAAGATCGATGTTCCCTTGGCGGCACTCCTCAATCATGTGCTGAAACCCGGCTCGTTCTCTTTTTGTGCCGGTCACAGCCTCATCGCTGTAAACGCCGCAGTACATCCACCCGTCGTGGCTCTGAATCATTTTACTGTAATAACTGACTTGTGCGGACAGTGAATGCAGCATGGCATCCTTTCCTGTGGAAACACGGGCATAAGCGCAAACCCGCAAAGCTTTCGGCTGTGCGGGTATTAAGGCATCGACCCTTTCTACGACTCTCTTCATGTGGTTCACCTCCCTTTGGTGTGTGACATATTACCTCTAAAAACACGATATATCCAGCAATTTCAGCGGAATATACTACACGAAGATATGCCGTATTTCTCGGCTATAATTGTATCGATCTTAGCGTACTCTTTGGCTGATATCAGCCCCTTGGAACGCATACTCCGGGCGAGTGCCATCGCCATCTGGTAGGCAAACAGACGCTTATCGTAATCACTCATGGTCGGCCTCCTTCCTGCGGAATTTCAAATAGCAGTCACGGGAGCAGAACACCCGATGGCTGTTGCCATAGCTTTCAAACTGCTTCCCGCAATGTCGGCAAGTGAGTGTGTAGTACGCTTTTCGCTGCACTCTTTCGGGATGTGCGTTCCACCACGCCATTCGGCAGGCATCGGAGCAGAACATCCTTTTCCGTTTATGCGGTGTCTGCTCAAGCGGAGTCAGGCAGTTTCGGCACAGGGCATTTGAGTCCGGCATCTCTTTGATCTGCACAGGATGTCTGGCGCAAAAGGACTTTACAGTGTTAAGCGGTAGCCCTGTTATAGCGGATATTTTCTTATACCCGTAGCCCTGGTGTTGGAGTTCCACAATTCGTGAGCGTTCCGTGTCTGTCATAGTGATTGATACCTCATTCCTGAGAAATAGCGTTTCTCGCTATACCCAGAGAAAAGGCATTTTTGTCAGGGTAAAATGGGCAAAAAAATAACGCCCTCCACGGAAAAATCCGCAGAGGGCGTGTGATAGGATCGGTTTACTTGTTCGGAATCTTCAGCTTCATGCCGCTGTAGATGACATTGCTTTTCAGCCCGTTCAGGCTGACGATCTCCTTATAGCGGCTGCCGTTGCCGAGATACTTCTTAGCGATTGCCCAGAGGGTATCGCCATGTACCACGGTATGAATGCGGTATTCCTCGGCGGGTTTCGTGCCTGCCACGGCAAGCGCAGAGGTCTTGACCGGCGACATGATGGCGTACCTGCCGGACTCGTCCTTATTGATGACGGCACGGTCGCCGCTGACCTCGACCACATACCAGCGGAGTTTCTTCACCCAGCCGGGAATAGTTTTGCCGCCATAGTAGGTGCTGCCCGTGATAGTCACGAGGTCACCGGCCTTGATACCTACAGGTGTGGGCTTGGCCGGGTCGGCAGGCTTCACCTCGCTGCCGAGAGCTGCCGTGACCATGGATGCCAGATCGCCCATGCGGGCATACATCCAATTGCCGGGGCAGCTCTTGTTGGCAAACCACCTGTGGACAGTCAGAACCATCTCGTCGGATTTCGGCGTATAGTTCAGCGTCTTGGTCTTATCGCCCAGCCAGAGCAGCTTGGTTTTGCCGTTGCGCTTGCAGATGTCGGTGCAAAGCTCGATGAGTCTCTTGTACACCACATCCTTAAAAGCGTAAGGCTCGGAATTGTCGCTGGCACACTCGATGGTGATAGCTCTCTGGTCGTTGGCTGCAGAAGAGGAGCACCAAGAGCGGTTCTTCTCTTCCACATACATCCCGACCCTGCCATCCACGCCGATGCCGTAGTTGCAGCTTGCCTGCCGGGATGCAGGCAGAAAGATGTTGCCCAGCGTTTCCACACTGCACTGACCCACCACGCAGTGGGGCGTGATGCGGTCAATGCTGTGGGTGCGCTGCCCAGAGTGGTTTGGGCTGAGCTTGGTGTAGGACACCAGGGAGCTGTTCGTGTAAGCCATATTATTCGTCCTCCTTTTCGGCACGGTCATGAAGCTGCTCCAGCACGGATTTCAGCTTCTGCGGAATGGGCAGTCCCAAGTATGCGGCGTTCTCCAACAGGGACACACCCTCATTCGACAGGTAGAAGAAAATGACGGCGGTACGCATCACCGAGCCGCTGCCGATGACACGGGTGTCGAGAATATGCCCGATGCCGACGAGCGCAAAGATGAGCACCTTTTTGAAAATGCCCTTGAATCCGACTTCGCTGGATAGCTTCTTGTCCACCACGGCGCACATGATGCCGGTCACATAGTCGATGACTACGAAAGCCAGAAGCGCGTAAAGCAAGCCGTCACATCCTCCCAAGAACCATCCCAGCCAGCCGCCGATACCGGCGAACACCACCTGAATGGTCGTCCAGAATTCTTTCATGTTGTTTGTCCTCCTTTGAAAGTTGAATTTGTGTATGAAAAAAGTGACGCCGGTGCGTCACACTTTTCCGATAGCATAGATTGATACTTTGTATGTTGCCGAAGGTACTGTGTTTGGCCTTACGGCAAATATCTTTCCGGGGTTGGTCGTTGTAGACCAGCTACTTGAACTGCCTCGCTCCACAAACATGGCGTAATTGCTGTTCTCCGTGGAGATATGGACATGAGGAATTTCCGCGAAGGTAAACGGAAAATTAGGGAGCGCAATTGCGCCGCTCTCATAGAGCACACCCCATGCCGTCGAAATGGCGGTCGTAAAGGAATACTGACCCCAACACTCCGCTGTACCGCTTTTCCATTTGCGGTAATTCCAGATGCCACTTGTCCCTTGCTGAATGACAAAATCCGCAAGGGGTGAGCCGTCAACACGCATATTTCCGGCAACATCCAGCGTGGCTTGCGGTTCCGGTGTGTTGATGCCGACCTTCTTTTTCCGCAGTGCAATGAGCGGCGTGCCCTGCGGGACAGTAAAATACAGATCCAGACTGCTCAAAGAATAGAGCTTGTCTTGGATCTGTAAGTGGAAGTCGTAGGAGCTGTTTGCATCCAGACTGCACAGTTCCAAATTGGAGTAGCTGAAAGAGGTTCCGCTTTTTGTCGTGCCGGAATAGATGCTGGTGTAGCTGCCGTAACTGCTCTCACTGGTTTTCTTGTACCGATACCGCACATAAACCACGCTGTTTTTCTGCGTCCCGTCTACGGTAACAGCAGAAATAGAGCCGCTGAATTTGAGTTGCATTTCCGCTTCAATGTCGTTGGTTCGTCGGAGCGTCACCGAGGACACCTTCGGCTTTGCGTATGGGATGACCGTAATAGTTTGGGAAACGCTGGCAGTATAACCTCGGGAGTCCGTGACCGTGAGCGTGACCGTTACGCTGCCGGACTTGGCGATCTTTCCAACAGATAAGGCAGAGCCGGTAGTGTTAGAGGATGACAGCCCGTTGCAGGAAACTGTGTAGTTGGAAATACTGGCACCGTTTTTTGCAGTTGCTGTTCCGGGCGTGACCTTGAGGATCGAGTAGTTCTGAACGAATAGCTGGTCGTTGCCTGTGAGGTTTTTCGTGGTCGTGTAGCTGTCGGCATAAGTGAATCCGCTTATGGTCGGAGCAGAATTGGTCGCCGTGGTCAGTACAGTGGCGGTTTTGCTTGAAGTACTGCCGATCTGCGTAGACCCGCTGTAAGACGAAACCGCAAAGGTACCGGTGAACGACTTGATGGATGCCATTGCATTCAGCAGTGTCGTCCTCTGCGCCGATGTCAGCGTGACCGTGCGGTTCGCAGTGCCCTTCGACCAGGAAAGCCCGGAAATAGTCAGGATGGTTGCGCTGCCGTTTTTGAGCACCAGCGTATTGGTGTAGGAGGCTTCGTACACGGTCACATTGATGGTAATGGAAACCGTGGCATTGTCCGCCGTCACCGTGTTGACACTATTCACCACAGCACCGCCCAGCGTCTTGACCGTGGAACTGCCGGAAGTGCCGTAGACATGGTTGTACTGCCGCCTTGCTCTGACCCTCACCGTGTAGCTTGTATTCGGTGAGAGCGAGGTGATCGTCACACTGGCACTGGTGGATACCGTCGTTGAGAACTGCGTCCAGCTCGAACCGCCGTTTGTGCTGTACTGCCAGATGTCCGCCGTGGCCGAGGATGTCGCGGAGATTTTGAACCCGTTTGCCGTGACATTCGATGTACTGAATGTAACTGTGGGAGCAGAGCGGTCAATGGTAGTCAGCGTCATGCTGCCGCCGTATTCCTGTGAACCGTAGATATAAACACGGGTCGAGAATCCGACCGCAATCGTTTTGCTGCCGTTGCTGTCGTGAGCTACAGTAATCGTGCCACTGACAGAACCTTTCTTTGCCGGGAAAACACGGTCATCCCAATAGGTACGGTCCTTTGAGTATACGGTCGTACCATTGATCGTTACAGTGGTCGTGTCAATCGTGTAGTAAGTGGATGCGCCACCGGTAGAGGTCAGCGTCCAGGAAAGTGTCGAGCTGTTACCGACCACATTCACGCTTTCTGAAATGTCCAGTTGAAGATAGCGCCCATCGTATGCTGCACTTTTCCAAGTTGCCATAGCTTTTCCTCCTTAATCCAGAATGACGATGTTCAGCCCTTCGGACGCCGTTGGCATCGGGACAAACTTCGTTTTGCCCACGGTCAGTTCGCCGTCCACCGTGGTTTTCTTGGTCTGCGTTTCGTCCTTGTTCAGGGTGAAGATCACCTCATCGTTGTAGTAACCGGCGAACTCCGTGTTCGTGATGACCGTCCGCTGAGACGATGCGCTGTTGGATACCTCGATGCCCCGCTTGTCAATCTTGACCTCCTGCGTGTAGATCTCGTTGGGAGCAGGCGTCCACTTTCGGGGAATCGCTCCTTCGGAAATCATGATGTCGGCGAGATAAATGGACGCATCCCGACAGTAGCAGTAAATTCGCAGCGTAGGGTCGGTCACATCCGTGAGCGTCACGGAATAGTCCGTCCAGTCAAACGCCGTGGACTTATTGAACAGGTACTTGGTTTTGTTTCCGTTGTAAGTCACATAGAAATATCCGGACATGGTCGAGGTTTTCTTTGCCCGAACCGAGATCGTATAAGTGCCGGGAACCACCCCTCGGATGTACTGCGACAACGAGGAGTATGCGCCCAGCACAAAGCAGGAGTCGGAAATGGTGTTGTTTTGCGTATCTGTGGAGGCATCCGTTTTCACCGTACCGGAGTAGCTCCAATCGTCCGTGATGCCGTTCAGCCCGGAGGAATTCTGCACATAGTTGATGCCGCCGATGTACTGCTCCTGCATGGTGACGGACAGTCCATCCACCGTGTGTTCCAATTCCGAAACACGTCTTTCGGAGTTCAGCACCCGTTCCTCCAGGACGCCCTGGTCGTTGGACACCGTTTCCACGGTTTCGGTTAGGGTCGCCACATAGCTGTTCAGCCCGTCGATGGTCTGCTGAAACTGTGCGTCCTTCTCGGTCAGAATGGAAATGGTGGTGCGGATCGTTTCAATGTCGTTCTGCACCACCCATTCGTTCCCGTCCCATATTTTCGTTTCCGGCGGGGTCACAGAGGTGTCCACCCAGAGCTGCCCCTCATAGGGGTTCTCCGGCGGCGTGTCCGAGGTGACCACATCGCAGAGACTGATAATCGTGAACTGTGCCGATGCGATCATCTCACCACCTCCTCAAAGCGCCACAACGACCATAAAGGTTGCCTTGGTATCCACATCGGCGCTGGACACCGACAGGGTCTTGCCGGTCTTGCTGCCGTTGGTTCCCCAAGAGGTATCGACTACACCATCCTTGTTGTACTTCGTCCAGGTGTAACTGCCGTTTCCGGCTGCGTCAACCTCGGAGCCTGCCTGATAGCAGACGGCGGTCAGCACAGTCGTGCCCTGGCCGTTCTTGAACACATCGCCGCCTGTGGAGGTGACGATGATCTGCAACGGGTCGGAGTTGTCGATGAAGGTCGCCACATCGAAAAACTTCGTGTTATAAGAAGCGGATGCGGAATCCGTGTCCTGGGCACAGCACTTGAACACAGCGTAGCTGTCCACCGCTGCGGCGTAGACCGTGAGGGTATTGGTGGCCGTTCCGGTGTATTTGTCGGCGGTATCCGAGAGCTTGCGCCAGCCGATACCGAAGTCCGCATCATAGCCGGTGGAAGAGGTAGCAGTGACAGATGCGTCCATGACCGCCCACTTGTAGCTGACCTTGGTGGTGTCCACCGTAGAGCCACGCCACAGCTCGGCCTTGGCGGTCAGACTGGCGACCTCCTCGTTCTTGAACACATTTCCGTT